CGTTTCTCGCGATGTGTACGGGTTTCTCGTTTCCCGAAAGGTCTGTCGAATGCCTGGTCCTGCACCTAGTCCGAACCGTCGTCGGCGGAACCTCCCAGCTCGGGGTGAGATGGAGCCCGCGGAGGGCGTTGGCTGGCAGCACGGTGATATCCCTGAGCCGCCGGATGGCCTCATGCCCGCCTCAGTTGAGGCGTGGAAGACGTGGTTCGGAGCCTGGTTCGCGTCGAACTGGCTGCCTGACGACCTGCCGGTGCTCCGCCAGGTCATTCGCCTGTATGACGACGTTGAGCGCGGCGGGACGAAAGCCGCCGATAAGTCGCAGCTCCACGTCTGGATGCGGTCCTACGGCATCACCCCCGATGGCCAGATTGCTCTTCGTTGGGCGCGGCCGAAGCCGAAGGAGATTCAGCCATCGCCGTCGCAGCACCGATCCAAGGGCGATCCATACGCCCATCTCCGCGTCGTAGGCGAGGAGTAGAGCACCCGAGCCTCGGCTGGCAGATCCTCGCCCATATGGCGGCCTATCTGCCGTCTCCATCCGATGAGACGCAGCCGTTCATCCTGACCGACGAGCAGGCGCGACACGTCATCGAGTGGTACGCCCTCGATGACCTAGGCGGCTTCATCTATCGCCGCGACATCATCGAGCGCGCAAAGGGGTGGGGCAAGTCCCCGGTGGCGGGAGCCATCTCCATCGAGGAGTTCTGCGGCCCCGTCTGCTTCGATGGCTGGGACGCCGCAGGCGAGCCGGTCGGCGTGCCTTGGGGCACCGGTGGCCGCCCGCCTCCTTGGATTCAGATCGCCGCGGTCAGCGAAGAGCAGACCGAAAATACCTACGGCTCGCTGTACCAGATGCTGGTGGCCAACAATCACCGGGCTGCTACTGAGCTCGGGATCGACGATGGCCGCACCCGTCTCTACCTGAACGGCAAGCCAGGCCAGCTCGAGCCAGTCACCGCCTCTGCTGGATCCCGTGAGGGCCAGCGCGTCACCTTCGCAGTCCTGGACGAGACTTACCTATGGACCCGCCGCAATCATGGCGTGAAGCTCGCCGGCACCATTCGCCGCAACGCCGCCAAGATGGGCGGCCGCACGCTGGAGACGACCAACGCCCCGCAGATCGGGGAGAAGTCTGTCGCCGAGAGGTCAGGCAACGACGCTGAGCGAGGATTCGCCGGGATTCTGCACTACACGGTCCAGCCTCCGGTTGAGCCCCAGCCGGATTGGTCTGACGAGCGTCTGCTGGAGGCGCTGTCGGTCACCTACGGGGACTCTCACTGGGTCCCGCAAGAGCGGCTGCTGAAGGACATCCGGGATCCGTCGACCGACTGGGACGATGCGCTCCGCTTCTTCTTCAACATCCGCACGGTCGGGTCGGGAAGAGCCGTCGATCCGCGGCGCTGGGATGCACTGGCCAAGCCGCACGACGTGTCGGCCGGAACCAAGGTGGGCCTCGGCTTCGACGGGTCGATCAGCCGTGACGCCACCGTGCTGCGTGCCTGCACCGAAGACGGCTACAGCTTCAATCTCGGCATCTGGCAGCCGCCACCTGGAGCGGTCGACTGGACAGTGCCGCGCAGTGAGGTGCATCAGGCGGTCGCTGAAGCCTTCGCCCGCTACAAGGTGGGCCGGATGCTGTGCGACCCGCCGCGCTGGTACTCCGAGATCGAGGACTGGGCAGATAAGTACGGACTCGATTCAGAGGGCAAGCCGATCGTCCTGGCACTCGACACCAACCAATCGAGACGCTTCGCGCCTGCCGTTGATCGCTGGCTCACCGCACTACGGGAAGGAACTCATACCCATGACGGCGATGAGCTCACTGGTGAACAGGTGAAGTCGGCGCACCTGCAGAAGGTCCGTGACGCTGCGGACGACTCAGACGGCCGGACCATGTACGTCCTAGTCAAGGGTGAAGAGAGGCGTCGTATCGACGCCGCAGTTGCCGACGTGCTGGCCTACGAAGCCGCCAAGACGATGCCCGAGATTCTGGATCAGGAGCCGATGGTGGCATGGCGATGAAGCGACTCCTCAACCTCGTAGCCAAGGTCGACCCGGCCGACGTCCTGCTCTTCGCTGGCCTAGCCAGCCTGACGGTAGGTGCCGGTTTGGTGCATGTCGGGCTGGCGCTGCTGATGTTCGGCACCGGATCCTTCTACCTCGGCCTCGCCGCCGGCCGCGGAGCGAGGAAGTAGAGATGGGCATCGCTGCACGGGTCGCACCTCTCGTCGCTCAGCGCTCGGTCGGGATGGCGCTCTCGTTCGAGGAATACGTGCAGATGCTGTCGCAGTTCGGCGCGCTGCTGCCGAACACGACCATCAACAACAACGTTGAGGAGATCGATGGCAGCTACGCCAGCGTGCTGGCCAACGCCTACAAGCGCAACGGCATCATCTTCGCCTGCGTGCTGGCGCGGCAGTCGCTCCTCAGTGAAGCGAGGTTCCAGTTCCGGCAGTTGCGAAACGGGACGCCTGGTGATCTGTTCGGCGATCAGGCCCTCGCCCTGCTCGAGCACCCGTGGCGTGGGGCAACGACCGGAGACCTGATCGGGCGGATGAGCCAATACGCCGACCTCGCCGGCAACGCCTTCGTCGTCAAGCGGCCGCGGCACCTGGCGGTCCCGTACCCGCATTGGATGACGATCCTGATCGGCAGCGATGCTGATCCGGGCATGGTCGCCGATGATCTAGACGCAGAGGTGATCGGTTACCTCTACCATCCCGGCGGCCGAGCCTCGGGGCGTCCTCCGGTCTCGCTGCTGCCAGAGTTCGTGGCGCATTACGCACCAATCCCTGATCCGGCCGCGTCCTACCGCGGCATGAGCTGGATCAGCCCGGTCATCAACGAGGTGATGGGGGACTCGGCCGCCACCGAGCACAAGCTCAACTTCTTCCGCAACGGGGCTACCGCCAACATGGTGGTCTCGGTGCCAGAGACGGCCAAGCTCACGCCGCAGACCTTCCGCGAATGGGTCGAGGTCTGGGACCAGGACCACAAGGGCGTAGCCAACGCCTACAAGACCATCTACCTCGCCGGTGGAGCCGACGCCAAGGTAGTCGGCGCCGACATGAAGCAAATGGACTTCAAGCTGACGCAGGGTGCTGGCGAGACCCGCATCTCCACTGCCTCGGGGATGCACCCCGTCATCCTGGCCCTGTCCGAAGGCATGCAGGGGTCCACGCTCAACGATGGCAACTTCAACGCCGCCAAGCGGCTGACCGCCGACAAGGCGCTGCGCCCCGCGTGGAGGAATATCTGCGGCTCGCTGGAGTCGATCTTCCCGCCGCCGGAGCGATCGCAGCTCTGGTATGACGACAAGGATATCTCGTTCCTCCAGGAAGACATCAAGGACCGGGCCGAAGTCCAGTCCAAGCATGCAGAGACGGTCTTCCGGCTGATCTCTGCTGGCTTCGAGCCAGATGTCGTGGTGGATGCCGTTGAGTCAGAGGACTTGATTCGGCTCAAGGGGCATCACACCGGGCTTAGCGTCCAGTTGCAGCCGCCTCCTAACTCGTCACCACCGAATGCATCCACTAATGGCAAGCCCGCAGTTCCAGTTCCCGTAGGAGAACCCGCATGACCCTGACAACCAGCGATGTGCCGGTGGAGACCCAACGCGCCGAATGGGACGCCGCCTACATCAATGATCTGCCGGACAGCGCCTTTGCTTGTATCGACGCTGGCGGTACAAAGGATGAGAGCGGCAAGACCGTACCCCGTTCGCTACGGCACTACCCGCACCACAACGCGGCTGGCGAGGTTGATCGTTCGCACCTGGCCAACGCGATGGCGCGGCACGCGCAAGCGGGTAACGCTCCCTGTGGTGGTGACCATCTGGAGTCTCACGCCGGGGCAATGGGCATGGGTGGTCGGTCTGAGGATCTCGAAGTTGAGCCTCGGCGTGATCCGCCACTGCGCGAGAACTTGGTGCGGGCCCTGCCCGGCATCGAGTTCCGCGCCTCTGAGACGCCAGCCGATGATGGGCGGATCGGGACGCTGGTGGGCCGCTTGGCGACCTATAACCAATGGGCTGAGGTCCGGTCGGTGGTAGAGGGTCACTTCATGGAGCGCACCCTGCCGGGCGCCTTCACCAAGAC